ATGAAAGAAGTTGATAACCTTAGTAAAGGTGATGATGCTGCTGATCTTCATGACCAAATCATAGAAATGGATAAAGCCACTATGAAAATGAGAGATGTTATTCGTAAAGCAATGAAGGTAAATCCAAAATGAATATTGTAGAAGCTTATAAAGAAATGAATGCAGTGAAATTAGACGAGAAGAAATTCGATGCTAAGAAGGCTGAGCAAACATTGAGAGATATACTAAAAGTGTATGCTCAAGTTAAGTTTGTTGGAATGGATAAAAACATATATAAACGTTGGGATGGTATGTGGTATACAACATATACTACTTGGTTTTCATCTAGCGATATGGAAAAGATGGGTTTACCAACAACATTGAGGATTGGAAGATAATGAAACTAATAGCAGAATATACAACTGAAGGTCTAGGTTACTCTATTACGGAGAACAAGAAGACTGGTAAAAAGGATGTTTACATCGAAGGAATTTTTATGCAGGCGGAAGGCACAAATAGAAATGGCCGTGTTTATACACGCGAAGTTCTTACGTCAGCAGTAGATAGATATAACAATGAACAAGTAATGACTGGTAGGGCCGTAGGTGAATTAAATCACCCTGAAGGTCCATCAATTAACTTAGATAAAGTTAGTCATAGAATTACTGAACTTAAATGGGACGGTAATAATGTGATTGGTAAAGCACTTATTTTAGATACTCCTATGGGTCAAATCGTAAAAGGTTTGGTTGAAGGCGGTGTTCAACTTGGTGTTTCAAGTCGTGGTATGGGAAGTTTGGAAAGTAAAAATGGCGTGAGCTATGTTAAAGATGATTTTCATCTTAGCACAGTTGATATTGTACAAGATCCATCGGCACCTAATGCATTTGTTAATGGCATTATGGAAGGTGTTAATTTTGAATTGGACAATGAAGGTCATATACACCAAACAATTGAAAAAGGTGAGACAGAAATGATACAACCGGAAGAGATAAAAGAAGAGGTGGATAACACTTCTGCTAATCTTGAAGGTTTTGAACATTTCCTCTCGAAACTATAACTCTACAGGAGTAAATAATATGTCAGAAGAAATTAAAAATGACGTGATTGCTGAGGATGTTATTGTTGAGGAAACTAATGATGTGGTAGTTGAAGAAACTACTGCGGCACCTTTAACAGCATCTAGAACAATCTCTGCAATCAATGCATCTTTACAAGAAATGAATAAAGATGAATTGGATGCTATCTTCGAAGCAGCGGAAAAATCAAAGAAAGAGAAATTTAACTTTGATAAAGACGGTGACAAAGATGAGGATGAGGACGAAGAAGGTGAAGTTAAAGAAGATCAAAAGGAACCTAAAGGTGGAAAACTTTCTAAAAAGAAAGTAAAAGCTGATGACGGTTCTGAAGGTGATGTAGTTGAAGATGAAAAAGACTTTAAAGAAGATATTGATGCACTTGCTAAAGGTGAAGATTCTCTTTCTGAAGGTTTTAAAGCTAAAGCTGCAACAATCTTTGAGGCTGCATTACAAACAAAAGTTGCAACAGAAACTGTTAAATTGGAAGAGCGTTACGCATCTGATTTATCTGAAGAAGTTACAGCAATTAAAGAAGATTTAGTTGATAAAGTAGATGGTTACCTTAACTATGTAGTTGAGAACTGGATGAAGGAAAATGAACTTGCCGTTGAGCATGGTCTTAAATCTGAAATCACAGAATCATTTATTACTTCACTAGGTGATGTATTTAAAGAGCATAACATTAATGTACCTGCAGATAAAGGTGATTTAATTGACCAATTATCTGAAGAGAACAAAGATGCTAAAGCACAATTAAATACTGCTACTGAAGCAAATATGGAATTATCTGAAAAGGTTAAAGCCTTTGAACGTAAGGATATTATTGCTGAAGCATGTGAAGGTTTAGTGGCTACTGAAGCTGCAAAGTTAACTGAATTATCGGAAGCTGTTGAAGCATCTGATAACGAAGAATTTGCATCTAAAGTTGCAACAATTAAAGAGTCTTACCTTAACAAAGACGACACTGAAGTAGCATCAAATGATATTGATGCAATTACAGAAGATACACAAGAAAAAGAAGCACCGGTGCTATCAGCTAATATGGCTGCGTACATGGATGCATTTAAAACACTATAATTCTAGGAGAATAGAAAATGGAATTAAATACACAACAATTACAGGAAAAGTGGAATCCTGTACTAGAAGCTGAAGGTTCAATCCAAGACGCTCATAAGAAAGCAGTTACTGCAGTTGTTCTTGAAAACCAAGAAAAAGCTTCAGTTGCTGATAAAGCACAATTAGGTATGCTAAACGAAACTGCTGCTAACGCAACAGGTGCATCTATTGATAACTGGGATCCAATCCTAATTTCACTAGTTCGTAGAGCTACACCTAATTTACTTGCATTTGATATTGCTGGTGTTCAACCAATGACTGGTCCTACTGGCCTAATCTTTGCAATGAAGTCTCGTTACGGTTCACAAACTGGTACTGAGTCTCATTTCAATGAAGCTGATACAGACTTCTCAGGTGATCAAGCTGCAGGTTCTGCACATGCAGGTGGCGGCGATCCTTTCCATGCTGACTACTCTTACGGTGTTGGTATGTCAACTGCTGATGCTGAAGCATTAGGTAATACTGGTAACGCATGGAACGAAATGGCTTTCTCTATCGAGAAGACATCAGTTACTGCTAAGTCACGTGCACTTAAAGCTCAATACACTACTGAATTAGCTCAAGACCTTAAAGCTGTACATGGTCTTAATGCTGAGTCTGAATTAGCGAACATCCTTTCAACTGAAATCTTGGCTGAAATGAATCGTGAAATCATTCGTCAAATCAACGTTGATGCTGTTCTTGGTTCTGCAGGTACTGCTGTTGCAGGTACATTTGATCTTGCTACTGACGCAGATGGCAGATGGGCTGTTGAAAAGTACAAAGGCCTTGTTACTGCAATTGAAAAAGAAGCTAATGACATTGCGATTGCTACTAGACGTGGTAAAGGTAACTTCTGTGTTACTTCTGGTAACGTAGCTGCTGCACTTAATGCTGCTGGCGTACTTGATACTGGTTTAGGTATTACTGGTAAATCTTCAATTGATAACGTTGATACAACTGGTAACTTGTTTGCTGGTACATTAAACGGTAAGATTAAAGTTTACGTTGACCCATATGCAACAGTTGATTATGTAACAGTTGGTTATAAAGGTACTAACCCTTATGACGCTGGTATGTTCTACTGCCCATACGTTCCTTTATCAATGATGAAGACAATTGGTGAGAACGACTTCCAACCACGTATCGGTTTCAAAACTAGATACGGCATGGTAAACAATCCGTTTACTACTGTTGGTGCTCGTAACAACGTATATTACAGAATCTTTAAGGTTACTGGCGTATAATTAGTTAATCACTAGTTAAAAGAACCCCCTTAATTGGGGGTTTTTTAGCGTAAAATTTATTATAAATATAATCATGCCAAGTTCAAATTATTTAAACCCTACCTCATTTGTATTACAACTAGACACAGTTGTATATCCCACAGCAGAATTCACCGTACAAACAATGGTCTTACCTGATGTGGGTGTTACTGGAGCTCCATTAGCAACACCATCAAGAAACATTGCTATTGCATCTGATAAAATTGAATATGGTCCATTCGAATGTTCTTTTCTGGTTGATGAAGATCTAATTAATTATAAAGAAATATATGATTGGTTATATAACCAGGTTGATACAAACAATAGTGCTGATAATGTAAGAGATATAACTCTTAATATTATGTCAAGTGCTAATAATATAACTAAACAGATTAGATTCATTGATGCATATCCAACTGTTCTATCCTCTTTGCCCTTTGATATTACTACCACGGATGTAGAATATCTTACCGCCGTTGTATCATTTAACTATTCTTATTTCGAGATAGTTTAATGTCTTGTCATTCTAAGTGGTGCACTTGGATATCAGCTATATCTCAATTAGCAGTTGCTTCTGTTATTGTATATGCAGGATTAATTGTTAATACCCACATGGAATCATGGACAAAATCATTTGAGCAAGGTTCTGAGGACTTACATTCAATTAGACAAAATATGAATGCTATGACTTATTCAATGGAATCTATTAATAAAGACATGGATAAGATGAATCAATCCACAGTTAAAATGGAAAAACACATGGTTAATTTAAACAATAACATTGTGACTATATCTCAACAAATGGATTATATGAATTACAGTGTTGGTGGAATACAAAAGAAATTTAGTCCTCAAGGAATGATGAAGAGTTTTATGCCTTTTTAAACGTATATAAATAAGTTATATATTATGAGGTTATATTATGAATGTAGAAGAAATACTTGAGATGTGGGAGAGAGATGGTGTTATTGACCAATTCAAACTCGATGATACAACAATCAAAAATGCAGCATTACACTCAAAATACTTGAGTCTTATTACAGTTGCTAAACTCAAAAAGAAACAGATTCAACAAGAGTATGATAACTTACTTAAAGATAAGTGGTTATATTATAATGGCAAGATGTCTCAAGCACAAATAGATGCATTTGGTTGGGAATATGATCCATTTCATGGCCTTAATAAACCTCTTAAAGGTGACATGAATTATTACTACAATTCAGATAAAGACATTCAAGAGATGCAACTTAAATTAGAATATCAAACAGTTATGGTTGATACACTTAAAGAGATATTAGATACTATTAGATGGAGACATCAAACGATTGCTAATATAATTAAATGGAGAAGTTTTGAAGCCGGCGTTTGATTTAACTCTTACTAAGATTGATGAAGCATGGCTCAGAGTAGAGTCTGATGACCGTGGTATCCTTATGGAACTTTCTGAGTTCTTTACTTTCTTTGTGCCAGGCTACAAATTTATGCCAGCATTTAAGAACAAGATGTGGGATGGTAAGCTACGATTATTCGATATGCGAACCAATAAGATATATCAAGGGCTTCAAAAGTATATAGAAAATTTCTGCACCGAGCGAGGCTATTCATTAGAGGTACCTGAATCACCAACATTTGATAATAACATAGATTGGATTGACCTATTACCATTAGGTAAAAATAAAACAATTAAAGCAAGAGATTATCAAAAAGAGGCTATTCAACATGCATTATCCAACCGTAATGGCATTTTATTATCACCTACTGCTTCTGGTAAATCGCTTATCATTTATCTTCTTATTAGATATTTTATGGAATATAATAAAGATAAGAAAATATTACTTATTGTACCTACAACATCTCTTGTTAAGCAAATGTATGGAGACTTTGCAGAGTATTCAATACAAGATGAGACATTTGATGAAAGTGAATGTCACCAAATTATGGCAGGTAAGGATAAAGAATCTGATACTCAAATTTATATCTCTACATGGCAATCTATATACAAAATGCCTAAGTCTTACTTCCAGAAGTTCGGTATGGTTATTGGTGATGAAGCGCATAACTTTAAAGCTAAGTCTTTAGTTAGTATATTAACTAAATGTTCAAATGCTTCTTATCGGTTTGGCTTAACTGGTACCCTTGATGGAACACAAACGCATCAGCTTGTACTAAGTGGTTTGTTTGGGCCTGTTTACACTGTTACTTCAACTAAGACGCTTATAGACGATGGCCACTTATCTGACGTAGATATTGATGTAGTTTTATTGAAGTACCCAACAGAACTTTGCAAGATCGTATCCAAGATGAAGTATCAGGACGAACTATCTCACATAGTAGCGTACAATCCCCGTAACCAGTTTATAACCAATTTGGCCTTAGACCAGAAAGGTAATACTTTAGTGTTATTTCAATATGTAGAAAAGCATGGTATACCATTACATAAAATGATTGAGGATAAAGCAAAGAAAGGTCGACGAGTATTCTTTGTTGCTGGTATGACTGATGCTGATACACGAGAAGAAATAAGAGCATTAACAGAGTCACAAAATGATGCTATTATTGTGGCAAGCCTAGGTACATTCTCCACAGGTATCAATATTAAGAATCTACATAACATTATTTTTGCATCTCCAAGTAAATCTCAAATTAGAATATTGCAATCCGTGGGTAGAGTACTAAGAAAATCACTAGATGGTCAAAATGCAAAGGTATATGATATTGCTGATGACTTCCATTATCTATCTAAAAAGAATTACACATTGAACCATAGCGCCGAACGGATAAAAATATATGCTAAACAGAAATTTAAGTTTAAAATACATGAAGTAGAGTTACCATAAATAATAATATGAGTAAATTACCAGAAACATTAGATGAACTAAATGTAAAACTATTAAAGTTACTATCAGGTGAAACCATTATTGCTTATATGCATGACTTAGATTCAGAATATGAAATAGGCATGGAAGAACCTATGTTAGTTACTATTGATGAGTCCCATCATTATACTTTAGTTCCTTGGGTACCATTTAGTAATGGTGAAGTACATATTATAAATAATGTTAATATTATATTAGAATCTTCTGTTGATAACTCTATGAAAGCCTATTATATGAAATTAGTACTAGATCAAATAGCTCCTGATGAAACAGAAATAGCTAATCCAGATTCAAAGACTCTCCACTAATTAATAGTATCCACCTTTCCTCCGGGTATAGTTTATTATATCACACTTTGCCCTTCTTGTATATATCCATAAAGGGATATAAAAATAATTAATAAAATGGTTTACTTTTGCCCTGTTTTATGTTATAATATATACATGTATCAAATAAAAGTATTTAAATTATGACTGAAAAAATCAAGCCAAGAGACAAACCCCATTACGTAAACAATAGAGACTTCTCTTATGCTGTTGTAGATTATGTAAAAGAATATCGAGATGCACAAGAGGCAGGAGCAGAGAAACTCCCTCAAGTAACAGACTATATTGCTACATGCTTTATGAAGATTTGTGAAGGCTTATCACATAAACCTAACTTTGTAAGATATACGTACAGAGATGAAATGGTAATGGATGGAGTTGAGAATTGTCTTAAGGCAGTATATAATTACAATATTGATGCTGCCACACGTACAGGTAAACCTAATGCATTCTCTTACTTTACTCAAATAGCATACTTTGCTTTTATTAGACGTATTACAAAAGAAAAGAAACAGGCTGACATTAAATTTAGATTTATGGAACAGGCCGATGTTGAAGAATTCATGACAGGCATTGATGCTAACTCACCAGTTGATGGTGCCTTTATTGAAACATTAAGAGAGAAGATGTCTCTTATCAAAAAGAAAGATGAAGCAATTAAAGAGTTTGCACAAGAAGAAGAAGAAAAAGTTAAAAAAGGATTGGAGAAATTTACATGATTATATTACATGAAAATGTATTGATTGAACAAATTGATAAAGGGGAAACTACTACTGCTAGTGGTTTAATTATTACAAATACATCTTTTGATGGACTATATCAGAAGGCTAAAGTAGTATCGAAAGGTACTGGAATTAAAGATCCTAATATTAGAAAAGACGTTGAAGTACTTGTTACAAAAGGTACAGGAAATGCCATCCAAGGAGATGATGGAGTTGAATATTTACTGGTACCGTATGAAGCAATTGTGGGGGTATTATAATGAAGATAGGATTTACTTGTTCATCTTTTGATCTATTACATGCAGGTCATGTAGCAATGCTAAAAGAATGTAAAGACAATTGCGATAAATTAATTGTTGGTCTTAATGTCAACCCTTGCAAGAATGGTAGATACCCAGTACAATCTGTTGTTGAAAGATACGCTCAACTATCTGCTATATCATATGTGGACGAAATTATCCCATATAATTCAGAAGCAGAGTTATTTGACTTAATGCAATTATACCATATTGATATACGTTTCATTGGTGATGATTATAGAGATAAATCATTTACGGGTGATGATCTTAATATAGAAGTTTTTTATAATCGTCGTGACCATAGATTTTCATCTTCAGGTTTAAAGAAAGCCGTGGTTGAAAATCAAACAAACACCCAATTAGAAGGTTGTGTTGTAAAAGATAATGAAACATATACCATTGTGGATAATACAGAGCTTAATAAGTTAACAGTATCAACAACTACTCTTAAACCAGGAAAGGAAACTACTGGACACACCCACGAAGGTATTGAGGAAGTATATACATTCTTATCTGGTCACGGCCTAATGGTTATTGGTGATGCAGAATTCCATGCAGAAGCAGGTAAAACATTTACTATTCCTGATGGTGCTTTTCATAAGGTATATAATAATTCAGACGATGAAGACTTATTCTTTATTTGTGTTTTCAACCAAAGACGTAATCATTAATAATGAATATTCTAATCACAGGTGCTAAAGGTTATATTGGCACCCATCTAAAACAATATATTAAAGATAAAGGTTATAATGTAATATCATATGAAGGTGATATAAGAGACTTTAAAAACATTGATTGTTTAAACATTGATATGGTTATTCATCTCGCTGCTTTAACTGGAGTACGTAATTCATTTAATAAACAAGAAGAGTATTATGATACTAATGTTAATGGCTCAAGAAAGGTTTTTGATGCTTGTAAATATACAGGTACTAAGTTGATATATACATCTTCAAGTAACGCAAAAGAATGGTGGACAAATCCATACGCTGTAACCAAGAAAATTATGGAAGAGATTGCACCAAAGGATTCTATTGGAGTTAGACCACATACGGTATATCCAGGAAGACCTGATATGCTATATGACCAACTACAAAGAGATCCTAAGTTAATTATATATATTAATGGTAATCATATGAGAGACTTTACTCATATTGAAGATTTTTGTTCTGGCCTATTTACTTTAATCGAAAAGTATGATATAATAGTACATAACAAACCAATAATTGATATTGGTACAGGAAATGCTGTATCTGTACTTACAGTTGCTAGGTCTATGGGATGGGAAGGTGATGTACGTGTCACCAAAACACCTAAAGAACGCGAAGTTACTGAAGCTAATATAACAACATTGACTGAACTTGGTTGGAGACCTAAACATTCTATTTTATGAAAGTTGCAATTTTAAATGATACACATGCTGGTGTAAGAAACTCATCAGAAATTTTTATGAACTACCAGGAAGAATTTTATAGAGATATTTTCTTTCCTTATTTAAAAGAACATGACATTACTAATATCTTTCATCTCGGTGATTATTATGACCATAGAAAGAATATTAACTTTAAAGCTCTCCACCATAATAGAAAGATCTTTCTTGAACCATTAAAAGATGCCGGTATTCATATGGATATTATTCCAGGTAACCATGATGTATTTCATAAAAATACTAATGACTTAACTGCTCTTAAAGAGTTATTAGGTTATTACACATCAAATGTAAGTATTATTACTAAACCAACTAAAGTAAATGGAGTCCATTTAATACCTTGGATCAATAAAGAAAATTATGATTCATTTACAGACTATATTGCAAATAATGATGGTGTATTAATGGCACATTTAGAAATGAAAGGCTTTGATGTACTTAAAGGTTTTGCATCTCCTCATGGCATGGATGCTGAATTATTTAAAAATTATGAGTCTGTTTATTCTGGTCATTATCATGTTAAATCCGAACATGGTAATATTAGATATTTGGGTTCACAAATGGAGTTCACTTGGAATGATGTAGATGATCCAAAGCATTTTCATATTTATGACACTGAA